CACATCAACATCGTTCGACGTGACTGTTAGGCGGGCTGTACCAGCTGCGGAGCGAATAACTATGTTATCGCCTTGAATGTAGCTGTGACCGCTGCCAGAGCTTTCTGTGTAAATGTGTAGCTCGTCGCTGCTCCCGAACCGTGCTTTCGCGTCGTCCACAAAATCTAGGTGGCCGCTGAAATCGTCTCCCGATACATTAACGTAACGAGACTCACTTTCTTCGCGTTGATAGCCGTCTACTTGTACGACAACTGGGCGTGATCCGAGATAACCTGCCATTACGATTGCTCCAGAACTGATAATACTACATCAACTGAGGAAGCTGTATCGGACTGAACTTTTATCGTGTCGGCAGCTTCGGCGATAATTTTGCCGTCGAGCATCGAAAACGCGGTATTGGCAGGGATCGGTACTCCCTTTATAAGATATATGCTTCCGAGCAAAACGTCCACTTCTATCTGCGCGTCAGTCACGTTTGCAAGGTTAGCGCCGATAATGACGGCGGTTGTAGAGGATGGAACTGTGTAAACCGTTGCTAAGGAAGTACCGGCTCCGTCCGTTGTGTAATTTTTAAATACGTTTGCCATGGCTTACCCCAATGCTATTGCTAGAGCCAGAGCCGTACCGGCTTGGTCGACATCTAGGTTTGTTCGTGCGGTTGCCGCCGAGGAAGCGCCGGTGCCTCCGTTGACGATAGTAAGATCGGTGCCGCTCCAGTCGTTGTTGTTGACCGTGCTTTGCACCGCGATAGACCCAAGCCCTAACGTCGTTCGCGCAGCGCCTGCGTTAGCATCGTCGACGAGCGACGCGCCAAAAGTTGAAATTGAACTGGTTTCTACCTTATCAGAATTAAGGTTAGTAAAGTTCGCATCGACTTCAGTGTTCGTGAGGGGCGAACCCTTGCCAGATCGTGTAACAATAGTAGCCATGATTCACCCCTCTATTTAGTTAGCTTGCAGCCAATGTGATCGTCCAAGTAACGGTCATCGTGTCATCAGCAGCCTTGTTGACTACGCTGAAAACTGTACGACAAAGCATGTCACCAGAAGATGCGCCGTTAAAAATACCGGCCTCAGTAACCGCACCTGTCGCATCACCCGCTTCAAACCCGCAGACATACGCAACTTTTTCGTTGTTGGTGCCCGAAATGGTCGTGCTGTCCAGCGCCTCACGAGAGCCTAAAATAGACACGAGGTCTGTTTGGCTTGCAGCTGCTGCTGTTGTGCCTGACCCGAGTGCCATGTGAGACATTACGCTCTTAGCCGTGCCGGTCATGCGAGAAGCGATGTAAGCCAATCCTGCGTTAACCACGAGGTTTTTGACTTCGCGCTCTTCTTTTACGTTCCCGGCCTTGTCCTTTAGGACGATGTTCAGCTGACCGGATAGCTTTAGATTTTCGTTAATCATGCCTATCTCCTAGGTAAAGGTTCGGGAAGCACCGACATAGTCTTCCGCAAAATATGTGAAGTCGCAGTAACCTTGACTTCGTAGTGACCCCGCGTCGGTTAACGAGGCCAGATCAGATGGCACTTTTCCAAATTGAATAAGATCAGTGTCAGTGACGCTAGAACTGTCAGCAAAAGGTGCCTTAGCAAATGCTTTCGCTATCTGTTCCGTACCCAAGAACGTGTCAGTAAGCGGTTTGCCCGCTGCATACACGAACGCATCAGAGGCGGCAGGTGTCTCAGCCAGAGGCTTGCCCGCATCAAACGCATGAGTTTCTAGTGCCGCCAGCGTGTCTGCCAACGGTCGCCCAAAGCCAAAAGCGTGTGTTTCACGCGCTACTGGTGTTTCGGTAAAATCTCTATCGAACGCCACGAGACGGAAAAAACTGTCTGTTAAACTCGCAGCATCGGTTTTTACTTTAGTAAATTGCATCTCTTGATCGTCGAGCAAAGAAGCTGTGCCGTCGACGTCGTCTGTGAAAGATACAAGTTCGTTAAAAGGTTTGTTGTACGAGGAAGCGTACTGATCGAGCGCGGTTGGAAGTTCTTCTAAAACTTTATCGACCGCAAAAACATCCAGATCATCAAACGTTATTGTCTCAAGCTCGTTTTTGCCAAACAAGCGCAAATCACTATCGTCAAAAGTCGCACTGTCAGTAAAAGGTTTTCCTACCTCAGACGAATACGCTTCTTGGACAAACCCGTCGTCGGCTAAAAGTTTTGTAAAAGTTTTACGTGTAATCTGCTCTGCAACACTTGGAACGTCTTCGACGTTTTTACCAAACGCTTTTGTGTTTATCTGCTCGGCAGCGGAGGGCGTTTCAAAAAATACTTTGCCTGTGTTTAGAACGTCGTCGTCTAAAACGGCAAACCCATCAGCTACGGTTGACTTGGCCACATGTTTGGATATTGGGTCGCTTACGCCTACAGGATCAGCCAGCGCTTTAAAAAACGAGAAAATCTCATCGTCGGAAATATCAGCTACGTCAGAAAGCGCTTTAAAAAAGTGAAAGGTTGCGTTTTCAGCTGCCGCTGCACTGTCGGTTAGGGCTTTAAAGAACTCGAACACAAAGCCGTCTTCGGCCCCAATGCCGTCTTTAACATGCAGGTTGTCTAAAAGACTAGCAAACAGAATAAAGTTACCGCTCTCAACTTTTACTTTTAGCCCTTGGTAGTCAGTCGCAGACATAGTTGTTCGAAGCTGCGTTATGGCAACTTTCAGAGCATCTATTAAAACTGCGGATTTAAGTCTCATGCAAAATCCTCACGTATTCTAAACTTGAGGATGTCAAAAATGGTTTCGCGCAAGCCCGTAGAGCGAACAACTTCGATCTCACCCTCATAAACGCCGGGTTCTTGGTTAAGGTCTTCTGTCTGCCACTGGAGAATTGCTACACCGGTATCGGCAGTATCTGGGTTGACGTAGAGCGTTCGTGAAAACAGAACCGATGCGTCGCCTGCGGCTCTAAAGTGCAGCGTCACCGTCGCGCCTGTTAAGTCAGAAGCTGTACTGCTGTCTTCGTCAGTAAACGAGAGCTTAATTTGTGGGCCAGTATCGCCTTGAACGTAGTTAAATGATGTAGCCATTATGCTCTCCTCCGACGACCTTCAAAGTTTTGACTTTGAACTCTGGTGCTGACACGGCGGTAATCTCTACCCTTCGCGTCGTCTGCTTCTTTGGAAAACTTCTGGCGGTAGTACATAGACAACTCAGGGTTCGTCCACTCCTTGTTAGGCACCGACGCAAGCTGCGCGATGGCTCCGTAAGAAATGCAGCGTCCGTGAGACTGATAAATCCAATCCTCAACGCCAGTCGCCGTTAGCTTTGTTTTAAGAACGCCCCAACCGCGAAACGTGTACTTACGATCTGGGGTAGGGTACAACCTAACAGACGCATCTTGGTAGATCGCGTAACTGTTGGGCGTAGAGTTTGTTTCAAACTGTGTGGAGTTTAAGTGTCGGTCTGTAACCCTTCTAAGGGGTCGACCATCTAAAACTAACTCGTAAACATTCTCTAGCACAGCTTCGTCTGATGGTAGAAAAATAGGGTACTCCGCGACGTTTTTAACCGCAAAGTCTTTTTCTATCTCGAAGCGCCACACTTCACTGCGCTCTAAAAACTTAGCACTCGCTTCTTGTAAGTGCGACTCCATCACAATTTCTGGGCAACCCGACAAGTAGGGCTGAATGTATGGATAGAATTTGTCCCACGTTACAGTAGCCATCTATGTCACCGAACTTCCCGGTGTCGGCGATACAGCCGCGTCCACCTGTGTTTTAGTGCCAATAGCAGCATTAAATGTTTGAAACGCAGCTGAAGCACGTTGTTCGTTAGCGCCGTATTCCGCGTCTTTCGAGTAGGCGCGGTACAAAATCCAATCAGTAATTGGGCTTAAATATATGTCGTCTAGCAAGATCACTTCGTTGTCGTTGTTCGCCGGGTCAAGCTCGGTCTCTGTCATCGCGTGAGCGCCCGGAGCGTCTGCGTAAATGACTTCCAACTGCGCCACGTTCGTAGCGGGCGGGTACACGTAAAACTGTTTTGGTTGGCGAGGGTCGTAAGTGTAGTGCTGAATATTGTCGGTTTGCGTTTCTGAGTGCCAGCTAGGGCGCTGATCGTCTAAAACACTACGAGCAACTACCCGCACAACTTTCTTCTGAGAACCGGAAAAGACGTTTCTGGTAATATCAAGAAGGCGTAACGCTGACGGAAACCCGCCAGTCGAGGCTGTCAACTCTTGTTTGGTGCCCGGTGCGCACGTGAACGACGCGCACTTTGCGTTTGCGTCAGGGCGTAATAAGACAATACTCAAGTATGACTCATTAAGCCATTTCTGAAGTTCGACACGCGGCCAGCGGATATTGGTATCCTGTAAGATCGCTTCGACGCGGGAAATAACGTCTATTACTTTTATGGTAGCCATCACTAACCCCCTT